TCGGCAGCCAGCAACACCGGCAACCGCTCGGCAGCCAGCAACACCGGCGACTACTCGGCAGCCGAGGTCAGCGGCAAGGAATCCGTCGCCGCATCCCTGGGTATCGAAGGCCGCGCTCGCGCGTCTGCCGGCAGCGCCATCGTTCTCTGCCATCGCGACGACAAGGGGCACCTCATCCATATCCGCGCCAGCAAGGTCGGGGAGAACGGCGTAAAGCCGGACACCTGGTACCAGTTGAGTGCCGAGGGCGAGTTCGTCGAATTCGACGAGTGAGCCGCCACCGAACAGCGAACGAGTCGAGGGGCTAGCGCAGCCAGATCTGACGCATCCGGGGAAGCGCCCGGCGTTCGCTCCATTTGCCCTGATACGGGAAGAGAGGAATCCATGCCAGACCTTGGCGAGTTCGCAGCGCTGTTCGTTGTGCTGTTTCTGACTATGTATTGGTGAGGTGAGAGATGAGTGAGTGGATCAAGTGCAGTGACCGTATGCCGGAGCACTCAGATGAAGTCATGGTTTGCCGAAAGTGGCCGGGCCAGGACTGTTTCGCTCCCGAGTTCGACCGCTGGGTATCTGACGAAGGCTCGGATGAAGGCGGTTTCTGGATGCTGGCTGAGGACTCTTGCCAGCGCATCGAAACCTGTGCCGATGGACCGGGCCATGTAGAACGGCCTGAAACCACTCACTGGATGCCCCTACCCGAACCACCGCAAGACGCCTGACAGGCAGGAGAACAGAATGAGCAAGCATACGCCCGGTCCGTGGGGTCAAGATAAATGGGGCAGTCTTCAGACTGAAGGCGGCCAGGATGTTCTTCTCCGCGGCATCACCACTATCAGCGCAGGAAGCGATGAGCGAATCGCCGAAGCAGAAGCAAACACGCGCCTGATTGCTGCGGCGCCGGAGCTTCTGGAGGCGTGCCAAGCCTTCTCGCGCCTGTACGCTAGTTTGTGGGATGTCGTCGAGCCAAGCGGATCGGGCTTCCTCTCGCCTGAATCGGTTAAGGAGTACGACGCCATTCATGAACTGATGAATGCCGCAATCGCCAAGGCCACCGCCTAACCGCGCCCTGGCGCATACACACACTGGAGGCGAGATATGTACAAGCACGCTTCGATTTCTGATCTTCTCGGAAAGACCATAAAGCAGATCACCGGATTGGAAGCTGGAAGCGATTCTGTCGATTTCGAATGTGAAGACGGCTCTCTGTTTCGGATGTATCACCAGCAGGACTGCTGTGAGAGCGTTTCGATTGACGATATCGAGGGTGACGCAAGCGACCTTGTTGGCCAGCCGTTGGTGGTTGCCGAGGACGTCAGTAGCGAAGACTTCCCGGCTCCGCCTGGGGATTACGTAGAAAGCTACACATGGACCTTCTACCGACTGGCCACAGCCAAAGGCTTCGTCGTGATCCGCTGGCTTGGCGAGTCGAACGGCTACTACTCCGAATCGGTCGATTTCAGCCGCATCAACTGACTTCCCCGGCAAGGACGCCACCCTTCAATGGGGATGACTCTAGTGCGCACCGGGGCGCGTTCGCGTAAGCCTGGAGACTAGAGCCATCCCCACCCTACCCCTCATTAGCCCGGCAAGTCCGGGCATTTTTTCGCCTGTATGACGACAGCGATTCGGAACGCTGCCGCATGCACGCGAACGCGAGGTGAAGCATGGAAAAGGTACTAAATCTCAAAGCCGGCGATTTGGTTCAACTCTCTCCAGAGGTGAGTAACCCGATGTTCGCCGGATGCATCATGACCGTTACAGAGCCGAAGTCCTGGGGCGCTCAAGGATATGTTCAGGGCCTTGGATCTGATGGAAAGCCAGGGGGACAGGCCTACTACCGGGCGAACTGGAACGAGTTCGAATATGTCGGCGCTGCTGTATGGGTGATTTCATGAACACCGCATTTCAATGCGCACAGTCGCTACATGACGACGCGACTCCTGACGATACCCCTCCCGCCGCTAACTCCGATGAGTTCTGCGACTGGGCAGAACACGCAGTCAACGATCTGCGGTGCGGCATGGACGTGAAGATCGAAACCATGCGCGAGCGCGTAGTGGTCTTCGCCAGCACTCTTACCGAACGGGTGCAGGCCGAACTGCTGAAACTCGTCCAGGCTGACGAAGAATGCTGGCTCGCGCAGATGTTCCAGGCCGCCGAAGACGAGTTCACCTCTACCGCCCGCGAGTGCGCGGCAAACCTTGAGCATCACCAGGGAATCACTGAACGCATCGCGCTCGGACTCCTGAAGCCGCACGCGGACCTGGTGCTGGAAATGATCGCAGAACAGAACATGGAGGATGCAGCATGAGCAAGCCAAAGTTGCAGTGCTACGGATGGGATGCTGTTCGTTTGTCTGGCTGCTCAATTGAACACCTACAGCAACTTCGTGAATTCGTTGAGTTGGAGCACAAGAACCCGCTGGATGCAAAGGGCCACCCATTAGAGGGAGGCCTTCCAACCATTCACATATTCAACAAGGCTGGCAGGAAGAAGCTCGAAGCCATCTCCTGGGCCTTTCGCTACAAGCGCGATGAGGTCAAAGCTTTCGACGCCATTGCAAAGGCCACCGGGGGTGACGTATGACCCTGCCGTCGATTGCGTATCTGCGCACAAGGCTCAGCTACGACAAAGAAACCGGGAGTCTTGTCTGGCTGCCAAGACCATCGTCAGATTTTACAAAAAAGCATCATTTCGCTTCGTGGGTATCCCGCTGTGAAGGAAAAGAAGCCGGGGTCATCGTCACCAAAAAGCGAAAAAAGTACCGCAGAATCGACATTTGCGGCCAGAAAATCTATGCGCACCGTATAGCTTGGGCAATTCACTACGGCGAGCATCCTGGCGAAGAGATTGACCATATAAACGGCGATTCTTTGGACAACTCAATAGCTAACCTTCGCCAAGTTTCTCATCAGGAAAACTGCAAGAACGTAAAGCTGCAAGCTGGATCACGCAGCGGTTATTGCGGGGTCAGTTGGCATGAAGAGACAGGCAAGTGGCGCGCCCGCGTCAAAATCAACGGGAAGGAACAGCACATAGGCCTGTTTGACGATCCTCAAGAGGCAGCAGAGCGCATCAAGACGCTGAGACAGGCTCTTGGATTCCACTCAAGCCACGGATCACTTCTCCGCACCCCCGAGCAGATCGCCGCCGAGGAGCGGGAGAAGGCAGTCGGTGATATGGCTATGTCAATTCAAGGAGTTCCATATCAGTACCCTACGCTTTACGCGCTATACGACGCCGGCTACCGCCGCCAGGAGTCATCCACATGACCATCACCATCGACCTGACCAAGGCCGCCAAGACAACGTTCTTCGCGGCCTTTTTCTTGGGCAGCATCCTGGCCTTCGCAGTGGCGTTTGTTGAGGTTGCTGGGCTATGAGGAGGATAGATGAATGAGTTATCTCTGTTCGCGGGCGCTGGTGGAGGCATTCTCGGCGGCCACCTCCTCGGATGGCGCACCGTATGCGCTGTCGAGTTCGAGCCCTACGCCGCAAGCGTTCTTGTCGCCAGACAAAATGACGGAATTCTCCCGCCCTTCCCGATCTGGGATGACGTTCGGACCTTTGACGGAAGACCTTGGCGAGGCCTTGTTGACGTGGTTTCTGGCGGATTCCCGTGTCAGGACATATCAGCTGCCGGGAATGGAGCCGGAATCGACGGTGAGCGATCAGGCCTTTGGCGAGAAATGGCACGAATCGTCGGTGAGGTACGACCGCGATTCGTCTTCGTGGAGAACTCACCGCTCCTTGTTCGAAGAGGACTTGCCGTGGTCCTCGGTGACCTTACCGAACTGGGGTATGACTCTGGATGGTGTGTTATGGGAGCCGCCGACGTCGGGGCGCCCCATCAGCGGGATCGCATCTGGATTGTTGCCCACGCCAACGACGGTCGACACCGGAAGCCTGTTCAACAAATCGGACAGTCCTGGCGCGAAAATCCGCCCGACGCTTGGCGCTATGGCGAAGTTCAATCTCTGGCCAACGCCAGTTCGTCGTGACTATAGAGCACCTGGTCGAAGCCGACTGGAGCGTACAGGAAGCAAAGCTGGCGAAGGCCTACCTCAGATCGTAGGTGGTCAGCTGAATCCCACGTGGGTGGAATGGCTGATGAACTGGCCCATGGGCTGGACGTCATTGGAGGCTATTACTCATGAGCACTTCAAACACTGGCAGGAAAGCGGCGCAGCGTATCTACGCGGCGACCGAGTGCAAGAACTGTGGTTCGACCAGGACCCTTCAGAGACACCACAAGGATCGGAATCCGCTGAACAATGCTCCAGAGAATATCGAGATTCTCTGTCGGACTTGCCACAAGAACGAGCATTTGAAAGACGGGACATGGGGTCGTGGATTGGTTGCTCCAGCAATCTGCGAGATATGCAAAGAACCATTTCAGCCAACAAGGAATCGTCGGAAAGGTCGTGTGCTTTGCGGGGGTCCGAAATGCCTGAGCGAGATTGGAAGGCGCGCGGCGTTAAAGAGATGGTCAGCAAGACAGTCACTGGAATGAATTCCCGAGTTGACCGCATTAAAGCCCTTGGGAATGGACAAGTTCCACGAGTGGCAGCGGCAGCATTCTCCTATCTCGCGACCAGATGGATCTGAGGAAGCAGCATGAATCCAAGACGCACAGCCATTTGGCTAGGCAGCCTCTTCGGCGGTCTGCTGTACCTGTTCATTCTCGCAGCCGGCCCAATATGGGGCGGCATCATCACCGCAGAAGCTACGCACCTGTCCGCAGCAGGCCGGTAATCCGGATAACTGCGGCTTCCCCAGCGGGCGGTGGGCGGCATGAAGAAAACACCCGCAGCAGCGGCTTCTAGCGCAACGCTATTCATCCCGCGGGGGTGACGCTGCCGAGTGGCGCCGTAAGCGCCTTTCACCTTCTACCTGGAGAACATCATGCGAGCAATGATCTTCATTGCCGGCCTATTCCTGCTCGCCGGCTGCACCGATGAATCAACAGCACGCCGAGCGCTTGAAGGCGCAGGCTACAGCCACATCCGATTCACCGGATACAGCTGGTTTTCATGTGGCCAAGAGGACGTCAAGTCGACTGGATTCGTCGCTAAAGGCCCAACCGGCCAGTCAATATCTGGAACCGTCTGCTCTGGAATTATCTTCAAGAACTCGACCATCCGCCTGGATTAACCCCTCCCTTCACTGGCTGCGCATGCGCGGCGAGGATCATTCATGTCCGCAGAAAATCAACTGGTCGAAGTACCAGCCAAAGAAACCGCTCTGCAAGTCTACTCGGCAGCCAATGGCCTGGATCCTTTCCTGGCCAAGATTCGCGAAGAGATCGACTCATTCGTGCCGGACGTAAGCACTCGCAAGGGTCGAGAAGCCATCGCTTCCATCGCCTACAAGGTAGCCCGCTCCAAGACGGCGCTGGACAACGTGGGCAAGGAATTGGTCGCTGAGCTGAAGGAGGTTCCGAAGAAGATCGATGCCGAGCGTAAGCGGATGCGCGATCTGCTGGACAGCTGGCAGGCTGAGGTTCGCAAGCCGCTGACAGAGTGGGAAGAGGCGGAAGCGGCGCGGGTTGCTCGCCATCAGGGCGAGATCGACAAGATCAACCTGCGCCTGGAATGCCGCGACCTGGACTCGGCCGAACTCAAGGCCAACATAGCTTGGCTGGAAGGCCTGGCCATCAGCGAAGCCTGGGAAGAGTTCGAGGCAGAGGCTGCTCGCGCCAAAGATGAGGCTTTGATCGCTCTCCGAGAATCCCTGGTTGCCCGTGAGAAGTTCGAAGCCGAGCAGGCCGAACTGGAACGCCTGCGCGCCGAAGCAGCAGCACGCGAGCAGAAAGAGCGCGAGGAGCGCATTGCCCGCGAAGCAGCAGAGCAGGCACGGCGTCAGGAAGAGGCCAAGGCCCAGGCAGAACGCGACGCCGCAGTACGCCGTGAAGCCGAAGCACAGGCCGCAGCAGAGCGCCGCGAACTTGAACTTAAGCTTGCCGCCGAGCGCGCCGAACGCGAAGCCATTGAAGCCAAGCAGCGCGCAGAACAAGCAGAGCGTGATGCGCAACGTCGCGCTGAAGAAGCCGCAGCGGCAGAACGCAAACGGCAGGCCGATGAGCAGGCCCGCATCGAACGCGAGGCTGCTGCACGCGAAGCCGACAAGGCGCACAAGAAATCCATCAACAACGAGGCGCTGGCGGCTCTTATCGCCGGCGGCATGCCCGAGGAATGCGCCAAGCAGGCGATCACCCTGATCGCTCAGCGAAAGGTTCCTCACATCACGATCAACTATTGAGGTTAACCATGAGCAACGCAGTTGCACAGCGGCATGAAAGTGCTGCCGTAATTCAGGCCGGAGAGTCGGCCACCATCCTCCAAGTTATCCAGCGCGCCGCCGCAGACCCTCAGTGCGACATCGAGAAGATGGAGCGCCTGATGCAGATGCACGAGCGATTCCAGGCCAGACAGGCAGAGCAGCAGTACACCGAGGCGCTAGCTGCAATGCAGCAAGAACTGCCCGCAATTGCGGAGCGTGGAGACGCGAATGGCCGCTACAGCTACGCGCTCTGGGAGGACATCAACGAGCGCCTAAAGCCGATCCTGGCCAAGCACGGATTTGCCCTGACATTCCGCACCCCGCGCAATGAGAAAGGCGTCGAAGTTGAAGGCGTCCTCAGTCACCGCGGCGGTCACAGCGAGCGCACCTCGATGCTGCTTCCGGCAGACACCAGCGGCAACAAGAACGCCGTCCAGGCCGTGGCCAGTTCGGTCAGCTACGGCAAGCGCTACACAGCAGGCGCCCTGCTCAACTACACAACCCACGGCGAAGACGATGACGCGTTCAACGCCGTATCGCAGCAGCCCGCTCTGGATCAGCAGGTCGTTATCGACATTCTGGAGCGCATTGACGAGGCCAAGGATAAGGACGAACTCGCCGCGATCTGGAAGGCGGCTGTCGGGGTGCTTCGCGCGGCCGGCGACACGACTGGCTATGAGCGCGTTAAAGCGGCTGCGGCCGAACGTGGCAAGGCTCTTGAGGGGACAGAGAAATGATTATTATCACCTGCGACCAAGGAAGCCCCGAATGGCACCAGGCCAGGGCCGGGTGCATCACCGCCAGTATGTTCGGCGATGCCCGCGCAAGGCTTAAATCTGGCGCCAACAAAGGCCAGCCGACTTCCGCCGCTCTGGATTACGCCTTCAAGCTGGCCGTTGAGCGTATCAGCGGGCAGCCGCTAGATGGAGGATTCGAGACCTGGCAGATGAAGCGTGGTCACGAACTGGAACCAGAGGCCCGCATGGAGCACGAGATTCAGACAGGCCTGATCATCCAGCGCGCCGGCTTCGTGACAACCGACGACGGCATGTTCGGAGCCAGCGCTGACGGACTGATCGGCGAGGATGGCGGCAGCGAGTACAAGTGCTTCCTCGCCCCGGAGAAGCTTCGCGCCTTCCACATCGACAACGACGCCAGCGGGATCATGGATCAGGTTCAAGGATGCATGTGGATAACGGGGCGCAAGTTCTGGCACGTCGGCATGTACTGTCCTGCTCTAGAGCCTGTAGGCCGTCAACTCTGGTGGCGAGAGTTCAAGCGCGACGACGACTACATCGAAGCTCTGGAGGAAGACCTGTGGCAGTTCAAGCTGCTGGTCGACGAGTACGAGGCAAAGCTTCGGGAGAAGGCGGCATGAGCCAGATCGACTTCAGCCGTCATCCTGTAGATGTGCATCGAGACGAAATAGCCAGCCAGGTAGATGCGTTCCTGGCGGGCGGCGGAAAGATCGCATCTATCCCAATCGGCATGTCGGGAGACAGGGACGCCAAGCCGAACAGCAGACCGGCACGAAAAGCTAAGCCGGGTCAGACCGACGCCGCACACTCCGCATTCGAACGCAACCGCCGAGAGAATCGCAGGCTGCTATCGCAAACAGTCCGTTACTGCGCAGACAAGGGGATGACTATCTCCGCCACCGCAGACGCAATGGACCTCGACCGCGCTACTGTCCGCAAGATCGCCGCCGAGCACGGCATCAGGTTCGGGCATCGTTAGCGCCGCGACTCTCTCTCCGAACAGGAATAACCCCATGCACCAGCTAACAGCGAATCACCGCCCTTGCGGTGTGACGGTCACCGGCTGGCCTGAAGAAAGCCAGCTTATGACATCGGACGACATTCTGCGCATCGCGAGAGCGGTTAAGCAGATGGCGATCAACCAGTCCCAGGGCGCCGATGGCGTTCGGGTCTACCCGGAGGATGAGCCATGCCATTCGACGAAAGCCCCGCAGTCCGCCGCATAAACGCCCTCTGCTCCCCCGCGCCAGCACGCTACCTGCACATTCCCACCGGCATTCACTGGGTCGTCATCGACAGCCTGGGCAATGTCCTGCAACTCGAAAACATCGAGCGCCGGCGCCGACTGATAACCGTTTCTGACCTCGAAACCGAGGCCTGGAGAAAGCTCCCATGAACAAAGCAAATGAATGCACCTGCCCTTCTGGCGACGGCTCCCTCGTCCATCCGTGCCCGGCACATCCTGCGGTAGAGCAGGCAGGTACAAACGTCGGGCATGGGCACGTCTTCCCACGTGCTGACGGAGTGAAGATGCGGTGCGGCGGCCCTGCGCTTTGCTCGGAATGCGCTGCCGACGCTTACCGTGCCCGCGCCGCCCTGGCGCAACCCTCCCCGGCGCAGGCCGAGAAAGCGGAAGTGGTGGCTCGCGTCGTGCACTCGAATCCTGTCGTCCTCGGTCAGTGCGGTCCGCTCAATGCAAACGATGAACTGATGACCGTCGCGCAGCATGCCGCCAGCGTCGCCCGTTGGGCAGAAATGTTCAATCGAGTGGAGCAAGAGCGCGACGCCGCCCTGGCCGAAGTCGAGCGCCTGCGCCAGTTCGAGCGCATCTGCGAAGGGCTGCCGCAAGACGCCATCGATGGCGGCTGGACCGTGCAGGGCATTCGCGGCTATGCCAAGCGCTTGGAGGATCAACTGAAGGCCGCCCTGGCCGAAGTCGCAGGACTTAGGTCATTGCTGAATTCGCTTCTTTGTTATGTAGAACGCGACATTGATAGGATGCGCAGCGACCGCGACAAGTCAGACAACAAAGAAATTTATGACCGGTCCATTTCTCTCGCAATGGAGAGGCTGAAAGCTGCGCAGAATGCAGTCTTCACCACTGAACCAGGGTGTGACACTGCCGTGGAACTGGCTGCACAAACCACCCAGGCTCAGCACAGCGTGCCGGAGCTTCTGGTTCGAGCTGAGGACTTCGTATCAGGAAAAGAAGTGCCGCAAGCATGGCTCGACGTGCAGGCAGAGCGACGCCGGCAGATCACCGCCGAGGGCTGGACACCGGAGCACGACGACCTCTATTGCGCCGCCGAACTTCCGCGAGCCGCAGCGGCATACATCCTCAACGGAGCCAACGACGAGGCGCCAGCTATCTGGCCGTTCTCGGCGAAGTGGTGGAAGCCGAGAGACGCGCGATCCAACTACGTGCGTGCCGGCGCCTTGATCCTGGCCGAGATCGAGCGCCTGGACCGCGCCGCGCCCGGCAAGGAGGGGAACGATGACTGAATGGCGCGAAGTGGTTGGTTATGAAGGACTATACCGAGTATCAGAGCATGGCGAAGTCATCGGGGTTATACGCAAAAAGATCAAAAAGCAATTCCCCAATACTAGCGGATACATGTCAGTAGGTCTGTGCGCCAATGGCAGGCAGAAGAACACCACGGTCCACAAAATTGTGGCCTTGGCGTTCCTAGATAAGGCCTTCGAGTCGCTAGAAGTAAATCACATAGACGGAGATAAGCTAAATAATCATCACTCAAATCTAGAATGGGTTACGCGCTTGGAAAATCTAAATCATGCAAAAAAGATGGGGCTTCTTAGAGAGTCCACCAAGGTAGTCGCAATGCCCATAGACGGCTCGGTTGGATATTTCTTCGTATCCATCAATCAAGCCGTTAAGAGTGGATTTAATAACGGAAACATTTACAACTCCATAAACGGGAAATCCCCAAATCACAAAGGCTTCAATTGGGCGAAAGTGCCTAGTGAAATGCAGATAGGTGAACAGCCATGACCGAAGAAGAACATGATGCCAAGCTGCGCGCCGAGGCCCAGGCGCTAAGGGAGGAAGTCGCAGAGTACGAGGCTCTCTGCAACCGTCAGGCCGAGTTGCTGAGCCAGTCCATTGTCGCCATTCGAGGGCCAGAGCCTGAACTCACGCGCTGGGGATATGCCGACTTACCACTACGTGTAAAGACGATTGTTGAGGAAGTCGCAGCCCTGCGCGCAAGGGTGGTTGTTGTGCCGGATGTGACTGGATATTGGGATGGGCTGTACCCGGCTCAGCTGCGCGCACCACATGGCGGCCCGGTAGGCTTCTACACGATTCCGATGGTGCGCACCGACGAACTGGCGCGCCTCAACGGCAAGGTGGTGAGCGAGGGGCTGTTGCGCGAGGCAAGGCGACATCTCGGAAACTGGCTGGAACTCCACGAGTGCGAGTGCGAAGGCGGCTTTCATTACTGCGGGCGCGAACAGGTGGCGAAGACCCATCGGGAACTTCGCTCCCTGCTCGACGAGGGGAAGGAGAACGGCCATGCCTGACATGAGAGAAGAGTTTGAAGCGTGGTGGAATTTGCCGGCGCAATCGGAACTTCGCAAATCCTGCGCAAGGGGATGGGCCGAGGTCATCTGGAAAGCCAGCCGCGCGGCTCTGAGGGTGGAGTTGCCGCCGACGATCACCGCCGAAGAGGTTGTTGAGCATTTCAACATCGACGAGGAAGGCATCGACATGGCCGCTGGTATTGCGCACATGGTCAACGGCGCCATCTGGTCCTGCGCAGCGTTCATCAAGCAAGCCGGAATCGAGGTGAAGCATGGAACTGCATGACGGTGACGCGACCTTCGTAGGTTCGTTCAACAAAGTCGGATGGACTGATGATGGTCATAAGATGACCTTCGGTTTTCGTCCGCCACGCGGCGAGCAGTTCGTCATCATGTTGCTCGGTTCCGCCAAGAAAGACGCAACTGACTTCGACTTAGAGGCGGCGCTCAACCGCCTAGGCTTCTATCGGAGGGAAGAGTCATGACCGACCACGCAGAGCTGCGGAGGCTGGCTGAAGAAGTGATCCGAATTGAGCGGAGCGAGGATGAGCCGATCTCCTCTGCTTGGGAATTATTCGATTCCGCCGCCAACCCCAAAGCCATCCTCGCCCTGCTGGACGAGATCGACGGGCTGAGCGACGAGTTATCCGCATGCACCGAGCATCCGGGCGGATGTGGGTATTGGCGCGAGGCCGCCAAGCGTAGAACTGAAGAACGCGATCAGTTCAAGGAGGAGAACGAAGCCCTGCGCGAGAGCCTGCAAGCGCTGATTCATATTTCAGACGCTACAGGCTGGGAAGACCATACCTGCGGTGAGATAGCCAAGGCGCGAGCGGCCCTGGAAGGAGCCAAGCCATGACCGATATCAACAAGCTGAGGGAACTGGCGGTGCGTGCTCTTCCATTTGCACCAGGGGAATGGTTCGTGGAGAACGGAATCGACCAAGTGCGCGATTGCGCGAACGATTTCGTTTGTGAGACGGGCGAGGATGATCCGATCAAGGCATCCTTCATCGCCGCCGCCAATCCACAAGCCATTCTCAAGCTGATTGCCGAGGTGGAACGCCTGCGCATCGGACTAAAAGGCGATTTCGACCTAGACGCATGGCTGGAATGGACGCGAGAGAAAGACCAGATCAAGGCGGAAATTGAGGCACTGCGCAGGTTCGCCGGCGAGGCATATCAAGTGCTCGGCGCTCTGGACGCCCCAGAGAACGTTCTGGACAACGCTTCCGATGCGGCCAATGGGGTGCCACTACGGCACGAAACGCTACTGCCGTTCTTCGCTGAAGACTATGAGGCGCTGCGCAAGGACGCCGGACGTTGGCGTTATGCGCGCACCATTCTCCCCTACGAGGTCATTCAGGATGCTCAGAAGGACCTCGAAAGCTGGAACGTAGGTGTGTCTGAGGCAGAAAACAAGCGATGCGACGAGGCAATCGACGCAGCCCTAGAAGGAGCAACGCAATGAACGACCGCACACTACTCGAACTGGCGGCGCGGGCGGCGGGGATCAAGGCGCGCTGGTTCAAAGTCAACCAATGGCGCCGGCTCGATGGATGCAGGTTGCACACCGGTCAGAAGGATGTTTTTGGAACGCATCATCGCAAGCCATGGAGCCCGCTCACCGACGACGGCGACGCGCTGAGACTTGCAGTCTTGCTTAACCTGGAAATCCACAGTCCACAGAGTGATCCGACAGTCATGTTTAGGACCGCCGAGCATGATGTCTTCTATCAGGACACATGCATTCGGCGAGCAATCGTCCGCGCAGCCGCCGAGATCGGCAAGTCTATGGGAGGTGGGGAGTGATGAAAGACAACGGTGGACAAGCGTTTCCCTCGGAATCGATGTACACGTCCGAAGCGGGAATGACCCTGCGCGACTACTTCGCTGCCCAAGTCGTCTGCGGGCTTCAACAGGTGCTTTGGAGTGAGCCGAGGCTCTCCAAGTTTCATAGCGGAAGTGACGTCATCAGCCACATGGCCGTAGTAGCTTATGAGACCGCCGACGCCATGCTAAAGGCCAGGAAGGCGGGAGGCACGGAATGATGAAACGGGAGATTTTCGAGAAGCGCATGGCCGGCATATTCGACCTGTCTAGCTACGTCGATGCCCAGGGCGACATTCGATATTTCGACAGCAACACACAGAGCGCTTGGGATGGATGGCGATGGGCAATGGTGGTTTTCCAGCCAATTGAAGCAGAACGGTATGGAGAGTTGAATGAGCGACGCACCCATTGAACCCCATGAATACCTCTACGGCGTAAAGGTCGTCCAGATCGAGGACTTGCGGGTGGCACGAGGACTTACCCGCCGCCCCGTTTCGTCCTGCCGTCACCGGAAGATGGTCTACGACGACAAGGAGCGCCGCATCTGGTGCAGCGATTGTGAAACGGAGGTCGAGCCGTTTGATGCCTTCATGCACCTGGTACAGGTATTCGACGGCGGCTTGAAGGACTTGAACAGGCGCCGCCGAGAGTTGCATGAGGCAGAGCAGTTTGCAATCCGCAGCCGTGCGGCCAAGGTGATCGACGAAGCGTGGCGCAGCACGAAGATGGCTCCGCTTTGCCCACACTGCAATGAGGCGCTTCTCCCGGAAGACGTTGTAAAGGGAGTTGCCACGGCGTCCAAGCAACTGATCATCGCTCGCCGCAACAAGCAGAAACGACCGAAGTAACCCAGCCGGGCCCACTAGGGCCTCTTCCTGACGCCCGCCCGGCTGGGCTCCAAATCCTACCAGAAGGCCTGACCGAGCAGTTAACCCCCATATTGCCCGATGCGGGCGCCCTGCCCGGCCAAGCCTCCACGAATTCTACCCGCCAACCCGATGCCGTTGATCGGCCAAGGTCTCGCTATGTCTTTGATTTCAGTTGAGGCGGCCGCCGGCATTCTCGGCGTGAGCCGCAGGACCGCGTACCGCTACGCGGACGAAAAGCTGATCCCGGTGGTCAGGTTCAAAAAGACCATCCGGGTACACAAGGAAAAGCTCGAACAGATGCTTGAAGAGGAAGCCGCTGCTAGCATGCGCGACGCGGTCGGCGTACCGGAGGAAGTATGCCGTACAAGAGAAACGACTCCGCCTACTGGTGGATCTCTTTCAAATCAGCAACAGGAAAGCTTGTTAGACGCTCTTCTGGAACTGCCGACTACTCGGCGGCGAAAGCACTAGAGCAACAGGAGCGCGCGAAAGCGTGGAAGGAAAAGGAAATGGGCGTGAATCCGCCCAGGACCTTTGAGGAGGTGATCATTCCGTACCTGCAACACGCTCGCCAGCATCAGCGCAGCTACGAAACGACCGTGCACCGCATAAAGCCGCTGCGCGAGTATTTTGCCGGACGCGTGGTCAACGATCTAGGGGGCCAGGACATACGGGGATACGGAGAGCACAGGCTGGATGCCGGCGCATCCCCGGCAACTATCAACCGAGAACTCGCAGCACTGTCCGCGGCGATCAACCACTGCAACACGGAACTGGAGTGGGACCTTCCTAACCCGGTGAAGGGGCGGAAGATGCGCGAGGCGGAGGGACGTGATCGTTGGCTGACCAGGGCAGAGGTCGAGGCCCTGTGCCGCGCCGCGCGCGTCCAGAAGTTTGGCCCGATGCTCGAGGATTTCATCCGCCTAGCGGTAAACACCGGATGCCGGCGGGAGGAAATGCTTGGCCTGGAGTGGCGCAGAGTGGATTTCGCCAATCGACTGATCTACTTGGAGGCATCCCACACGAAGGCAGGCAAGCGCCGGAGCATACCGATCAACGAAGGTGCGATGGCAGCGTTAAAGCGACGAATGGCATTCAGATCCGAGACCAGTCCGGAATGCCCCTGGGTTTTTGCCAGAGCCAACGGAGATCGAGTGGTTTCGCTATCAGCCGGCTTCAAGCAGGCCTGCCAGGCAGCGAAGATTGTGGACTTTACGATTCACGACCTGCGCCACACCTGCGCGGCATGGCTGGTAAGCGCCGGCGTTCCGTTGGCGGATGTTCGGGATCTGCTCGGACACTCGACAGTCGCGATGACTGAACGATATGCCCACCTTGCTCCGGCCAGAGTAAGGGATGCTGTAGGGGTTCTTGATCAAGTCCGTGAAGGCCGCATTTCACGTTCTGTTCACGCTGATAATCCAGCGCATCTACATGGAGGGCCGCTGAAGCTCGTAAACACTTGATTTAGAAGGTGGTGCGGACGGAGAGACTCGAACTCTCACGCCTTGCGGCGCTGGAACCTAAATCCAGTGTGTCTACCAATTCCACCACGTCCGCGGGACACTGCTTGGAAATGAAAACGCCAGGCCCCGGGCCTGGCGCTTCGGAATATGGGGTGGACGATGGGAATCGAACCCACGACACCAGGAGCCACAATCCTGTGCTCTACCAACTGAGCTACGCCCACCATATTACGACTTGCGGTAAAACATCGCCTGCTTCTTGCCGATTCGCCGAATGGCGCACCCGGCAGGACTCGAACCTGCGACCATCCGCTTAGAAGGCGGATGCTCTATCCAGCTGAGCTACGGGCGCTTTATTCATCTGCATTCAATGCTGAGCGCAAACTTTAAGCTCTGGCAATCACAAAGTCAGCAACCGACTTGCTTTACCTCTTACCCTGCGTCCGGCTGTGCTCGGCAAGCGGGGCGCATGTTATACAGGGGGCGAAAGGCCGTCAACGGGTTTTTTAAAAAAATTCAGCTATATAAAGGAGTTACGGCAAATCCACGGGTCGCCTCCTTTGCCCCGGGCGGCGTCCATGCGAAAATGCGCGTCCTTTTTCCACCCGATTCGATGGTTACCCTTCCGACATGACCGCACAACTGATCGACGGCAAAGCGATCGCCGCCAACCTTCGCCAGCAGATAGCCCAACGCGTGACCGAGCGCCGCCAGCAAGGCCTGCGCGTTCCCGGCCTGGCGGTGATCCTGGTCGGCACCGATCCGGCCTCTCAGGTCTATGTGGCGCACAAGCGCAAGGACTGCGAGGAAGTCGGCTTTCTCTCCCAGGCCTACGATCTTCCCGCCGAAACCAGCCAGGACGACCTGCTGGCCCTGATCGACCGCCTGAACGACGACCCCGCCATCGACGGCATCCTGGTCCAGCTACCCCTGCCCGCCCACCTGGACGCCTCCCTGCTGCTGGAGCGCATCCACCCGGACAAGGACGTGGACGGTTTCCATCCCTACAACATCGGCCGCCTGGCCCAGCGCATGCCCCTCCTGCGCCCCTGCACCCCGAAAGGCATCATGACCCTGCTCGCCAGCACCGGCGCCGACCTGTACGGCATGGATGCGGTCGTGGTCGGCGCCTCGAACATCGTCGGCCGGCCCATGGCTCTGGAGTTGCTGCTGGGTGGCTGCACCGTCACCGTGACCCACCGCTTCACCCGCGACCTGGCCGACCATGTGTCGCGCGCCGACCTGGTGGTGGTCGCTGCCGGCAAGCCGGGACTGGTCAAGGGCGAGTGGATCAAGGAAGGCGCCATCGTCATCGACGTCGGCATCAACCGCCAGGCCGACGGCCGCCTGGTCGGCGACGTGGAATACGAAGTGGCAGCGCAACGCGCCAGCTGGATCACCCCGGTGCCGGGCGGCGTCGGGCCGATGACCCGCGCCTGCCTGCTGGAAAATACCCTGCACGCCGCCGAACACCTGCACGACTGA